GCCCTGGTTCACGAAACTGATGCTGTTATGACCTGTTTTATACCGAAGATGTTAAGGAAGGGCGCTTGCCTTTATTGAAAAACGAGAACCGCAGTTTAAAGGAAGGTGATAAGGTAAAACAATTTTTACGGGTTGACTAGCCCAAAAATGAAAAGACGTAAGGAAGACGTAAAGAAGGAGAAAAACGCATGGAAGGAACAGGCAATAAGCTGGAACGTACCATTAGCCTGCCCGGTGCGGTATCAACATTAATCGGTTATGTCGTCGGTGCTTCGATATTTGTTTAGTTGGGCCCCTGGCGGGGATGCGGGCCAGCACTCTGGTTGCTTACCTGATGGCCGCCATCCCGGCAGTGTTTGTCTGTTTTACCAGCGCCCAGATGGCCTCCATACTCCGGTTACCGGCGCCAACTATGTTGCCGCCAGCCGGACTCTTCACCGTTTTGGGGTTTTATGATGGTTTGGACAGTTGTCGTTACCACCGCAGTAGGTCAAGCCTTGCTGGCTTATGGGTTTGCCGAGTATCTTAGTTACCTCCGTGTGTGATATCAATATAATGCTCACGGCCTTGGCTATTGTTCTAGTTTTTGGGGTGCTTAATTACGTTGGGGTTAAGTTAGCGTAGCTGTCCAGTTACTTATGGTAGTTGAGTTATTCTTGCTTTATTGATCTTTGGTATCGGGGCTGTCACCCCTTGATCCTAACCTGATGGTTCCACTAATGCCTAATGGCTTTGCTGCAGTGGTGGCTGTGCGGTAACAGCATACTTTTCATATTCCGGCTTCATGATCATTGCGGATATGGGTGGGGAGATTAAAAATCCATCACGCAATATTCCGATAGCTCTCGCTATCTCTCTGTTCATGGTTTTGCTAATGTATACACTGGTTGCCGTGTCGCTAGTCGGGAATATGGACTGGAGAGTGCTGGGGAGCATGGAAGCTGCTGTAGCCCAGACCTCGGAGGTGGAAGACCTTCGTGCAGGGCCTCAAGGACGCCGGCACGTTTGACCTGACCGTGAACTACAACAAGGACACGAGCGGGAACACCCGGCTGACGCAGGCGTTTGTCTGCGGGGCTCGGCGCAGTACACGATCACGTTCCCGGACTCCTCGACGCTCACCTTCACGGCGTTTGTGTCCGGGATCGGGATCGCTGTCCCCAAGGACGAAAAAGTGCAGCGGACGTTCACCCTGCGGATCGACGGCAAGACTCCGCCCGTGTTCAGTGAGGCGTCCTCAACATGATCCAAACGTGACCGGGAGATCGGAGGGTGAACTACACCCTCCGTTTCTCCGCCGGGACCTCGATCGCGATCGAGCGGAGTTCGAGACGAAGATCACCGATCTCCCGAAGATGCTCGGCGACGACCGAACGTCACCATGACAGCGAGGCTCGTCAACTCTGCATGCGGAAAGACGGCAAGATGTTGACGGACGCGGAGTTTGAGACCGTCCTCGACAACATCACCATCGAAGAACTCGCGGAACTCCTGAACGACGCGATGCAGTCGGCCTCGACGAAGAAACCGCGGGTGATACGGGAAACTGAAACCGTTCTCCGGGTGGATGCACGAGTACCTCGACCTTGCCGCGGAAACCGGGTACTTCGATGATCCCCGCATCCTCTACGACCTGACCGCGGCGGAGATTGCGATCACGATCGCTGGCAAGGCCGCCCGCGACCGGCAGCAGCACCAGATGGAGAATGTTCGGGCCGGGACGGTTGCGGCCGCGATCTACAACTCGCTCCGGCAGAAACGGACGGACCGGGTGTGGACCTGGAAAGATATCTTCCCGGACACGACGCCAAAACAGCCGCAGTCGCCGGAGGAGATGAAACGACGATGCAAAGAAATAGCACTGATATTCGGTGGGACGCGTAACGACACATGGCGCTGAACGTCGGGAACCTCGTAGCGACACTGAGTCTGGATAAGAAAGGGTTCGATACCGGCATACAGGACGCGGCGAAGAAGACCGAGGGGTTTGCGGGGGGTTCTCCGATAAACTCTCCTCGCTCTCCCCCCACGCTCGCCACCATGGGGGAGAAGGTCAAAGGGGCCACCTCGGGGATTGCGTCTAAACTCTCCTCGCTCTCACCCACGCTCGCCGCGGTCGGCGACAAGTTCAAAGGCGTTACGGCCGGGATATCTTCGGGGCTCTCCTCACTCGCAGGCCCCCATAGGGGCGGCGAAGGACAAACTCATAGGTCTCGCCACAGGCTTTGCGTCGAAGATGAAGACCCTTGCCGTCCCGATCGCCGCCGTTGGCGCCGCAATCGCCAGTCTCGGAACCGCAGCCGTCCTCGCCGCAGATAACATCAACAAAGCGTACAACGCGATCCGGGTTGGGACGGGTGCGACCGGGGAGGATCTGGAAGCCCTCAAATCTGATTTTGACGCGGTGTTTCGGCACAATCCCCGCCGGCGCCGGTGAGGTCGGGACGGCGATCGCAGACCTCAACACCCGGCTCGGGCTCACCGGGAAACCGTTGCAAATTATGGCGACTCGGTTCTTGGAACTTTCCCGGATCACTGGGACTGATGTTTGCCTCGAACATCCAAAGAGGTTACCCGGCTCTTTGGCAACTGGAATGTCGCGCGCCGAAGAACAGACGGGGATGCTCGATTACCTATTCAAGGTCTCGCAGTCGACCGGGATCGGAGTCGACAGACTCTCTACGTTGACCACGCAAATACGGGTCGACGCTCCGAGGATTGGGAGTTTGAACCTTAAGGGTTCAGTAGCCGGTCACTCGGTAAGTTTGAGAAAGGGGGGCGTAAACATCGAAGCTGCCCCTCGCCGGCATGAAGATGGGGTCTCGGCAACCCTCGCCGGTAAAGGCATCACTGATCCGGTCGAAGCGCTCGACGAACTCGCTCGGCAGGTGAGGGGAGGCGGGGACTGAGATCGAGGCGGTCTCGATCGCCGCCGAAGTCTTCGGCGCCAGGGGCGCCGCAGAGATGGCTGCAGCGATCCGGTCAGGNTAATCTTGACCTCGGCGATTTCGTCACGATGCTTGATACGTCAGAAGAGACCGTCCTCACAGCAGCCGATGCCTCGATGTCGCTCGGCGACCGGATGGCCATCCTGCAACACAAGGCGGAGAAGGCGCTGGAACCCGTCGGCAACCTCCTGATCGGGGCGTTCGAGGACGCCATACCCTTCCTCGAAGGGGCGGGGGACCATCTCGCTGACATCGGACAGGGGATCGCTGACTGGGCGGTGCAGGCGCAGGCAGCCGCCGCGCCGTTCGTTGCAGCCCTTCAGGACCAGATGGCGCCCGCAGTGGAGTTCTTTGAGGGGCGGCTTGCCCACATTATCGACTGGTGGGAGGAGAACGGTCCGATCTTCATTGCCGCATGGGAGAACATTGCGGCGGCAATTCAGTGGGTGATCGGGGAAGTCATAGTCCCGATCTTTGAGTGGGCGTGGCCCTACATCGAGCAGATTTACTCCGGCGTCCTGGACACGATGTTAGGTGTCGCGAAGCTCTTTGCGTCGATCCTCGCGGGCGACTGGGAGGAGGCCGGCGAGGCCCTGGTGGACATCACGAAGGGCGCAATGCAGGCACTCACCGGGGTAATAGCCGCCGGGTGGGACGCGATCGCCACCGGGATCGAGTGGGTCGGGCAGGGGATCCTCGACTTCGTGTATGGCCTGTGGTCGAACATCGTGCAGTGGTGACCGAGGACTCGATCAACCAGATGATCGACCTGATCAACGGGGTTCATTCAGGCAATCAACAGCGTCACAGGAAAGGTCGGGATCTCTCTCCCGACGATCGGGCACATCAGTTCTCAAGGCCGACCAAGATCGAGGCTCCGAAGATCAAGATCCCCCGGTGGAGCGAGACGGAGATCGGCAAGAATCTCGATGCGGTCCTGAGGAAAGAGGAAGAGGAAGAGGAAGAAGAGGACATCGACAAGGAGTTCGAGGACGAGCCGGAGCCCGCTTCTACCCCCGGCCCCGTCTACCGAAGTCCCGGATACGCTCGTCGACGTCCCGGAGCCCGCTTCTACCCCGGCCCCGTCTACCGAAGTCCCGGATACGCTCGTCGACGTCCCGGAGACCACCATCCGACACCCCGGGGATCCCAGAGGGTGAGACCCCGACGATCTCGACGCCGACCGTATCGGTCCCGGCACTCGATACCCCGGTGCCGGTCTCCGGTGACGAACTGGGATCAGATGGTCGCTAGGACCCCCGTGCAGGGAGCCTGGAGAGCAGGCAGCCGTCCCGGCGGATCGAAGAATGCCGGAGGGCCTCGTCGATATCCCGGAGGTCCCGGCGATCGAGGTGCCGGCCATCGGGCCCCTGCCGGCGTTCTCCCTCCGATCCCGGTTACGGTGATCAACTGGCCCGCCGCCTTGCGCCCGGTGCAAGCAGCACCGCCGGCGGCAGATGAGCGGGTCGAGCCCGTCGAGGAGGAAGAGGATATCGACAAGGAGTTCGAGAAAGAGTCGGAACCCGAACCGGCCCCCACTCTCCCGAANTCTCANCCTNCCGGTTGCTCCGAAGCCGGAGACTCCGGTGGCGGTTGTCGACGTACCAGAGATCCCGGAGACCGAAACCCCGACGATCCCGGCACCGTCGGTATCAGTCCCGGCACTCGATACTCCGCTCCCCGTCTCGGTGACGAACTGGGATCAGATGGTCGCCCGGAGCGATGTACAGGAGCCCAAAACCCCGAACTCTCCCGACCTCCCGGCAGTCAATGTGCCGGCGTTCGATCTCCCGATCCCGGTCACGGTGATCAACTGGCCCGATACTCTGAAACCGGTACCAGCGGTCCCGCTGACAGAGGAAGAACGTGTCACACCCGCCGACAAGGAACCGGATGTCGACGAGGAGTTTGTCGACCTCCCCGAACCGACGATCGTGTGGCCGGACCTCCCGAAGATCCAGATCCCGAAGATCCAGATCCCGGACATCGTGGCGGCCGCCATGCCCCCGGACCCAGATGCCGGCGCACTGGCGCGGATCCTCGGCCTTATCGGTGGGGGAGAGACCCGCGTAGTGGTCGAACTCGACGGTTACGCGATCGGGGAGACCCTGTTCCGGACCTGGAACCGTCGGACGGGAGGCGCGCTGAATGGCTGATCTCATCGTCACGATCAGCGGGCAGCCGGCAGCCTACCGCGCCGGCACGCTCTCGATCTCCGGGTCGCTCGGCACCCGAACCACTGCCTCTCTCCAGACGGTCGACCATCCCCCGTTCACGAGTGTGGTCGAGGTCGGACAGGTCGTCGAGATCCGGGACGAGACAGGTAGCTTGATCTTCGCCGGCACGGTCGATTCGGTCGAAGAGGAGATCGACGCGAGCAAACGGCTCCGGGTCAAGCGCCTCGCGTGCGTTGACTACACCCAGATCGCCGACCGCCACCTCGTCGCCTACGTCTACCAGCCCGACGAGGAGCATCCGACGATCTACGCCGGCGACGTCATCAAGGATATCGTGACTCGGTTCTTCATCTTCGGCGGCGTCACGGAGGGGGTCGATACTTCGCTCGTTGAGACTGGGCCGGCGATCGAGAAGTTTGTCTTCAACTACGTCCCGGCCTCGCAGGCGTTCGACGATATCGCTGAACTTGCCGGCTACATCTGGTATATTGACTACGAAAAACGCCTCCACTTCACGCCGAAAGATAGGAACGCAGCGCCGTTTGGGCTCACGGAGACCTCGCAGAACTGGCGGAACCTGAAGGTCAGCGAGAGCCGGGACCTCTACCGGAACCGGCAGATCGTCCGAGCCGGGACGGCGCTGACCGACGAACGGACGGACACTGTGATTGCCACAGAAGCCGACCAGAAACTCTTTGAACTCTCCTATCCAGTCGGCACGGCCTCGGCGGTGACGGTGAATGGAGCGCCGAAGACGCTCGGGGTCAGCGGCCTGCACGAGGGCCGGGACTACTACTGGTCCTACAACTCGAACGTCCTGACTGCGGAGGTTGCGCCGGGCGCCGGGGCACGGGTGGCGTTGACCTACCGGGGCCTGTTCCCGATCCTTGTGGACGAACGGATCGACGCGGAGATCCTCGCCCGCCGGGCGCTGGAGGGGGGCACCGGGGTCTACGAGGCGATCGCCGACGACCCGGCTATCAACGTGCAGACCGTCGCGGTGCAGAAAGCCCTCGCCTACCTCAGAAAGCACGGCGTGATCCCGCAGACGATCCGGTTCGAGACCGATCGCCNGGACTTCGGCCGGGGCAACTCCTACCGGTGAGGGTTGCGACCGCAGGTCTTGATGACAACTACCTGATCGAATCGGTCAATATGCGCGATGTGCAGGGCGCGGTCAACCGATATCAGGTAACGGCGGTCTCCGGCGACGCGCTTGGCGGCTGGCTGGAATGGTTCTCGGCGTTGGCGCGACAGGCGCAGAAATTCGTGCTCTACGACGAGGACCAGGTCATGATGCTGAAAATCGTGACGGAGACGGTCCGCGTGTCCGATTCAGCGGCAGAGTATGATCGGGGCACGGTTGGCCGGAAACCAGAGTCGCGCGTCGGGTTAGCGCGGGCAGACTTTGCAGAAACGGATTGGGTGCATGCATGAACGGAACGGTAATAGTCAAGGATAATGTGGTCGTGACGGTCTGGGAGGCGGGAATGCTCGTCAAGACATATCACGTACACAACACGTGGGGCACGGCCGGGCTGAACGCCCTCCGGAACTGGTTCGCCGGGCTCGGGGGAACGCCGATCACGCACATTGCGTGGGTTGATACTGCCGGGGTGGAGCGCGCCCGAGACATTGTGACGCAGCGGTTAGTGACGGCCGATAAGGCCGTTATGTTCCGGCAGTATCTCCCGTCGGCGTCATCGGCGAATGGGTATACGCTGAACCGGATTCGGGCGTACAACGCGCAGACCGGAGGCACGCGGTTCGCTGAGGCGACGTTCGACGCGGTCGGCGTGGCAAAGACATCAAACAACCAGATTACAGTAGAATGGACACATGAGTTCGCAGACGGAGGTACATGAAGATGGCATACAGTCCGACGACATGGAACACAAACGACGTGATAACGAAAGATAAACTGAACAAGATCGAGCAGGGCGTGAAAACCGCAACGCGGCTGAGCGGCACGGATATCGACACGGACAAGGACTGGGGCGGGAAGAANATNACGAACGTTGGGACTCTGTCCGCGAATTCACTCATTCTGTCCGAACCTGAGATTATAATCGCCCCCGTCCGGACCACGAACGCCGAGTATCTCTTGAAATCCAGTGATGCAGAAACGGGTGGTAAGTCGACGGATGCATGGGTGCTCTTGAAATCTTTACCCCCCCCTCCCTGTAAGCGTTTTAAGCGCTTCTGTATATGTCAGTTATGACCTCAAAACAAACGGCGCTGCCGTAAAGGCGCAGATCTATGTAAATGGAGGAGCGGTCGGCACAGTGCGGACTAGTTCAGGCTATTCATATACCACATTTGGTGAAGTGATTACCGGCCTCGGGCCGGGTGACGTCATTCAGATTTACGGTNANCGGNACCCATNNACACTNNANGTATACNCTACGTCCGCAATTTGAGAGTTTATGGAGTANGCTATCCAGTNAATCCCGANGCCACTCGGATNCTGGTAAGGGTCACGCACCCACAGTATCCCTATATATCCTCCGCACCCCCATTTTCTCACATGGTCGATTCTCAAACCTCTTTCTGGACTCCGGCCCGCAGCGCCGTGGTGATCGGGGCCGTCCTGCTCATCGTGGCGCTCGCCTACCTGGTAAGCCTGCCGCAGAACCAGTTCCAGCCGGCCGACCTGCTAGAGCCGAAGTATGCCGCCGACGCGGATCTCGGGTACTGGATGGTCAACAAATACGATCAGGAGGTCGACGTCTATCACCTGCTCGTGGTGATGCAGCACGACAACGGGACGTTTGAGTGGCTGGACGGCGACGGGATCTGGTTGCCCCGGCGCGCCGTCGAGGGGACGTTCGACGTGATCGGATCGTTCGACCGGCGGAAAGCGCACCTCTGATCCGGCGAGGGCAGTTAGGGTATCTAGGATCGTAACTTTTTAAGATCTCTCTCTCATGGGAAAGTTACGATTCCTTCGTGCCCTACGCTGCCTCGATCTATCCTTTGTGCGATAGATATATATACTAGTTACATCCAATACATATATTGTAAGAGGTGAAAGAGAATGACTCAAACCAATCGGACTGAAAGCCACCACAAAAACACGGGGGAAATCTGCATCACGTTCCCCTTCCTGAAAGAGACCTGAGAAGGCAATCCTAATCCGGGTCCCGCAGATCGCCGGGTCTGGATATGACATCTTCGCGACCGGCCGGGAGAAAAGAGGTCTGGGTTCCGAAGAGCCAGATGAAGGAGGCCGGAAACGGCTACTACCTCAAACAGTTCATCTGGGATAAGATCGCGCCAAGCACCGCGCTAACGACAGCAGCATGGGTTATGAAGCAGATGGGCGCGGACCTGGAGACAACCGGGTTCCCGGGCGAAATGCTCGGCGAGGTTGCAAGCAAGGTGCGGGAGGCGATCTAAATGATTTTCACCACACTCGAAGGGATATGAATATAGGATCCGGCTCGACATCCCAGAGGGACAAGACCTCATCCGGCTCGACAACATCAGGATCGATCATCAAGACCGGCCGAACATGACGCTAGAGGAGTACTTCGCGTTCGCGGGCCGCTGAAGCCGAGCGTCCATATTTCGAGTTCATGGAACTCGAGATTCTGGACTCGCTTCAGGAGGGAAACGGGCTTGAGATCACGAAGGATGACCTCAACTCTCTCCCAAAAGAGTACGTCAACATCCGCATCTACCGCGCCGACAGGGACCGCCTCGCGGCCCGGATGCGCTACGGGGAGACGATGGCGGAGAAGATTCACGCGCTGATCGTACTGGCTGCAGCGACGACCGACGATCGGATAGAGTTTCGGGCCTTCGCCGACTCCCTCCGGGATGAGGCTGAGGTACACCTCACCGGGGGCGGTCAGTGATGGTCCTCGAAGAGGGTGCTGCGGCTGCATGCATTGTGGCTGAACGATGGGGAGATCGGCGAGCGGGCCAACCTGGTAGGGGCCGACCTGAGAAGGGCCAACCTGGTAGGGGCCGACCTGAGAAGGGCAAACCTAGTAGGGGCCGACCTGAGATGGGCCAACCTGAGAAGGGTCAAGCTGGTAGGGGCCAACCTGGAAGGGGCCAACCTGGAAGGGGCCAACCTGGTAGGGGCCGACCTGGAAGGGCCGTCCTGGAAGGGGCCAACCTGAGAGAAGCCAACCTAGTAGGGGCCAACCTGGAAGGGGCCAACCTGGTAGGGGCCGACCTGAGAGAGGCCGACCTGGAAGGGGGCCAACCTGGNAGGGGCCGACCTGGATTATGCTGCGTGGCCGCTCTGGTGCGGGTCGCTCGGTGCCAAGGCTGATCGGCGTCTGGCTGCACAACTCGCATACCACTTCTGCCGGATCGACTTCGGTGATGATGAACTCTGCAAGGGCCTACAAGAAGCGCTTGTCCCGCTCGCAAACGAGTTTCACCGCGGTCGGGGAGAGTNGGATTCCCTCCTATCAAGGAGCGGGGNGNGNNNCCCCTCACATCCGTCCAANTTTGAAAACAGCCCTTCATCGGAGTAGAGCCAAACCGAATACATTATATANCTNGGAGTCGATATATGAATATGAGGCAGCGGAACAGCGCAAAACCAAAANCCAAAACTCCAGGTCTACGTTAGCCAGGAGTGTTGCGGATCGACTCAGAGATTACGCCTCAAACGTGGGGGTGTCCGCATCGTTTGCCACNGANATGGCGCTGCGGGCATACCTCAATATGGAGAGAGGTGGAAATTATGACGAAAAGGNANAACTNTGTCGGCCCCTGCGCCACNNNCTGNAAACCGGGAGCGGGAACCGACGCTCAGGATGGTACGTTCGATCGTATATTAGTTGCGGCCGCGGAGCATGCCGCACGCGAGGCAGGGCTCCGGGGCGCGCGGGATCGCATGATCGCCTGCCGCTCCTGCGGGGCACCGGACCGCGAGGGCAGCGGACGGGATCTGCCGGAGACTGCGCGGACGCGATGCGCGCGGAAGCGATCGGAGGCGCTCAGCGCACCTGTGTCGGTGCACCGGGTGCGGTACGGTCGAGGACCTCCCCGTTCTCCGTGCTGGAGGAGATGCAGGCCGAGCTGGGGGCGGTGCTGATGGCCCGCAACTACTGCCCGTTAATCCGCCGGGACGACGGCGGGCTCTGCGCTTGCCTGACTGATGATGCGCATGGTTTGACCGCGAGCGGGGCGTCTGCGCGATGGCCGCGATCGCCCGGGAGATCCGGGACCGGGGGTGGCGCTGGATGACCGACATCCCGACCAGTTGGCGCAAGAGTACGCAGCATCTTCGACGACATCGACCGCGACCTGCCGCCGCGGGCGCTCAAGGGGCAGGAGGATTACCGACGCGATCCTGGCGAGTCATCGATCACCAGTGCCCGGCTGAATACGTCTGTAAAGAGTGCGGACGTTCGGCAATCTGGCGGGGGATGATTGCATGCAGAGGGATATCCGGAAGGCGCTCGCCAAGATGCGCGGGGGGCGGTCGCAGTGACCGGCGATATCCTCGAAGACGAGCGTTCATGGCCCGGATGCCGGGCGGACGAACACCGGGCGGAACTCAAGAGCCTGCAGCAGGAGTTCGACGAGCGGCCGGACGTCATCGACCTCAAGCGCCGGATCGAGCGCTGCGAGGAGGGAGCGCCGGCAGTGCATCGCGCAGGCGAAGGCGGTGGGGATCAACAAGCAGGGCTCGTTCCGGCTCAAGATCCGAACCCGCAAGCAGCGCACGGTGATCCCGAAACTCTTCTTCGCCAAGCACGGCGCGGAGGCGTTTGTCGAGTGTGCGACCATCGCAATCGGTAAGGCAGAGGCTCTGCTCGGTAAAGCCGCACTCGACGACTGCTGTGAGGTCGAGGTCAAGGAGATCGGTGCGACGGTTGAATATGTGCGCCAGGAGGTGTCGGAGTGATCCCCGCACTCCCCTGCGGCACGTTCTCCGACGGCGACACCCCGGCAGGAGCGTTTTACGTCGCCGCGTTCGAGAGCGGCGACCAGACACGCCACGTCGGCGAGTATCGGATCGAGACCCTGGTCCGGGCGCTGCGGGCGCTCCAGGCCTGCGGCTACGACGACGTCGAGGTCGGCAGCATCGAGCGCGACGGGAAAATGCACCTGCTCCTGATCGGGCTCGACGGCGAGGCGCGGTTCGGCGACTGGCAGATGGGATGTATCGCGGTCGCTCCGGTGGGGGTGGAGTGATGTCCGACCTACCCGCAACCACGAGTACTGCGGTTCCGGCGACATACGACCGCGAGAAACTCCAACTCATCCGCGATATGTTCGCGAAGGGTGCGACCGACAACGAGTTCCTTGTCATGATGGAACTCGCCAACCGCTACCAACTCGACCCATTCAGCAAGCAGATCTGGCTCGTCAAATACGGCGACAACCCCGCGCAGATCTTCTGCGGCCGCGACGGATATCTCGCGATCGCGCACCGCTCGGGGCAGTTCGACGGCATGGAATCCGGGACTCGCAAGGATGGGGACGATCTCATCGGCTGGTGCAAAGTCTATCGGAAGGACATGAGCCACCCGTTCGAGGTCGAGGTGTCGCTCTCGGAATACAGCACCGGGAAGAATCTCTGGCAGACCAAGCCGAAAACCATGATCGTCAAGGTTGCCGAGTCCCACGCTCTGCGCCGGGCTTTCGGCATCAGCGGTCTCTACGCTCCGGAGGAGGTCGACACCGGGGACCGACCGGAGCCGCGCTACGTCTCCGAGGTGCCGCCCGCGACCCCGACGGCCTGCGAGGTCTGCGGGATCCCGGTGCCGGAGGATATTCGCGACAAGACCAAGGAGCACACCCCTAGGGTGCTCTGCGTCGAGCATTTCAGCGAGTGGTGGAACGCCCAAAAGGAGGTGCAGGCATGACCTTCCACCCCGTCCGAGGTCATCCTCGGGGCGACGCTTCCGTTGGAAAACGGGAGCACCATCACGTTTTCCATTGCCGGGCATGTCGAGACCGAACGGGATTACGACGACGCGGTCGTGATTTTCGGCCGCAAACTCCTCAAGTACACGAACTCCGCCTCCGATGCGGACCGGCTCACGGTGCGGCAGGTGGTCGCCTCG